GGCACAGTCGCATATCCTAGAAGGCAAGAAAGGCGCGGAGTTTTCACGAGAAACTCTCAAACAAGTCGAATTTTAAGGGCTAGACTACCGCCCGGATGCTTTTAACGTCGTCCCAGGACAAGGAAACGACAGACAAGACATGGTGGTCATAGAGTCGTTCCAGACTGAACAGTGATTAACGTCCTTCCAGTACGGACAAAAGGCCCAATAAAGAGCCAAACTGAACCGAGTTTTAGGTCCTTCCAGTACGGACCCCCAAAGTTTTATATCCTAGGGATGGATGTAAAAAGCAACTTACGATGGATAGGGGCTACGAGACTTGCGCTCGTGACCCCATAAGCGTTCCCTCTCAGGGTCTCTGTCCCTCAAAGTAATTGAGGTGGTGACAGGGGTTGAGAAGTCACAAAGCTCCAAACTTAAATCACAATAGACATCACCATAAGTATTAGTAGTGGTGACAACAACAGTTTGCTCACTAGCGATCATAAAGATTCCCGACATTGACTGTCGTTCCTCCGCTGAGTTACCGCCGGTATAGTTAAGTTGTCCATTGAGGTTGTTATTAGCTACATACTTCATTTTATTATCCATGATTGTTGCGTCCAAGTCACATGTAGAAAAAGCCTGAACCGTACAAGCAGATGTAAGGGAGGTCAACGCGATCTCGTTAGGGGTCACGATTCCTCCTGTAGTCTGCCCGTGCGAGTCGGGCCATTCCACGTCCTGAGCATAAGCCCAAGTAAAGGCGACGGCTGTGGACGTCGACGTGCGTGGTTGATATCTTAGACGCATACGTAGAGTCCTGTACTCATTAAACAACAGAAAGAGCTGTCGTATATAAGCAGGAAAGTAGTAGCTGTTCATAGGCCCCACAGGTATCTCAAAAGCTGGCACAGCAGGTACCGCAATACCTCCAGGCACCAGAAAAGAAATTCTGCTAGTATAGGGCGGAGCAGCAGTACTCGGGCTAACAATAACCTGAGCAATGCGAAAAGAATAGTCCATCCTCAAACAGCCTGGACGGCTGCCCGAAGAGAACCGAACTCGTGGTCCGCTCTTAATATTCATTGCATAACTTGTGGGTGGGAGCATAGGGCTTCCTGTGGAACCCCGAGGGGCGCCGACAGTGGCGCCTTTAGAGCGCCTTGCCTTTTGCTTTTGTTTTTTCCTCTTCCCTCCTTGCTTTTTGCCTTTGCCTTTTGGCATGGTTCCGCTTTCGCTTATATTCTTCCCAGCTGTCGCTGGGGGCTTTTGGTCTCCAGTAGACGGTCGCGACCTCAACCTTGGGGGCTGTGGTGCAGTACGTTTCTGGTTTCCAGTAGTCTTGCTGGATGGCATCTTTGAGGGGGGATTTTTGCTTGACTTCGGCCTTGTGGGTGGGACCAAAGTTCGGCGGCCCGCTTGCTTCGGGCGTGACTTCAACCGACTCTCGCTGGGTCGGGACGGCCCTTTTGGGGCCTTCTGCGAACCAGTCGATGTCGTCGTCGAGGGTGGAACTGAAGATCTCGAAGGGTTTGAACGAGCTTGTCGAAACCGTTCTTTGAAACGGCGCTCCGTCGCTGATGGCGTTGGATTCGTTGTGCTCAACGTAGGGCTCGTGTAAAGCGGGCCAGACATCTTGTTCTTGCTTAATTTCACAGCTTTCGCTGTGTAAGAGTTCTTCATAGGTGAAGTCGGGAAGGGGGTAGTCATCCAAGGATGGTTCTCCATCGGACTCGTCCCTTGCAAGTAAAATTTCTTCAGCAGTTGCTTGGTCTGGGGATAATTCAATACTCTTTTCCTCCGCGACTTCTTCTTCGTCGAATGCGGAGAGACCAAAGCACTCTTTGTCTCCTGTACCTCCTGACTCATCATCGGTAGCTGTGGGGCCACCTCCGGATAAGCAGTGTAGTAATCCTGCTGTTGTTGCTCCGAGCTCATCAAAAACTTTTACACTCTTTTCAGAGTGCAAGAATTGTGTAACATGATCCTCACCCAGACTTTCACGACCCGTCCAAAAATTTACGAGGTGTTGCCTCGATAAAGTATTCGGTCGCGTGTAACCTGCCTGCGCTTCGTAATCAAACAAAAGCTTTAAGCCTTCTTCGTTTCCAGCCATGATAATTTTCATACACTGAACGTACATGAACTTCTCATCTTCACTCGCGAAATGCTTATAGCAAAACCGAGTCATAGCCTTAGGCATGCGAACAAACTTCACACCGAACTCACAATCTGTAAACTCGTAGCCTAGGAAACTAAGACCAACAATGGTATTAGAAATTTTAACGTCTTCCAATCTGAGCGAAACTCCAAACTGGTTGCATCGTGCGACGTATTCTTCCGTGGAAATAGATCTAGTAACAGCGCCATCAAGTGTATCATCACCGTACTTATTAAGATAAGCGCCGTGCGTTGACTTCCATAGCCAAAACTCCTGTATAGTAGGAACTGTCTTGAACGAAGCGTAGATAGTAACCATAATGTTATAAATAGTGTTTACTTCGCCAGTCCATAATTGTCCAGAACTGTTAATCCCTCCCTTATTCGCCATGACAATAGTATCAAAAATGCGAAATAGTTTAGGACCAGATAAGGTGGCAGCCACCCACTCCCAAGCGTTTTTAGTTCGCTCGTCAGTAGTGTCCACACCAAAGACAACCTTCAATATTTCCATGACAACTTTTAAACCGTCTTCGTGCTGCGTGTAATCAAAACCATTATAGTCAGACTCAGAGAACATTAAACAATGCATCAATTTTCTCCTCAAACGTTGGAAACCTCCTTTGGGCCCGGTCATACCAATACGACTGGGTCCTAGATAAGGATCCTCCTTAAACACGCCATTATTTGGGGCGACTGCCAACTGGACAAGGAGTAACACCAAGTTTGCACCACAAATTAATCTGGTTCTCCCTTGCATATACTTCTTTTTCTTCTGCAGTTCATCCTTCGGAAAAACATCTGCAACTGTACATAAAACTTCTAAATCCTTCTCAGGGTCGCCCCCTCGAAGAACACATTCAAAGCACTCACTAACGACAGACCAGCACTTCTCACAGTTACGCACGTCCATCTTAGATTGATGTTTTCCTCCACAAGGCGCGTCAGTGTTATATGGGAAGCCGCAAGACTTCTTTTCAATACCACTAGACATCACCCTGTCCCAGGCCTGATCCAACGTTAAAATTTTACTTTTATTAGGATTACAGGCCATCATTACCGGAACCTCTCGTACGAACAGGTCTCTCCATAAACTGAAATCCACAGGAGAGTCCTTAATGTTGTCATATTCTTGCTTGAAAACCTTCACGGTCTTAGCCTTCGTACAATCAGCTTGTATATAATCGTCAAATCTTTCACCGAGGGCCAGCTTAATACCTTCGCATTCTTGGTTAAAGGTTAGAGTTGATAAGGGAAAGAAACGTGCGCTAGTTGAGCCAACACACGTCCAATTCTGAAGATCACTAAAAAGTTTAGGTGGTGTAAAATCAGCCTCACGGCCGTCAGCAGTCCATTCATCATGGGCACCAACGTCCGGGAAAGCCAAATCACCAAATGCTTCCTTTCTTCTCAAAGGGATAGAATGTTTATACCTTCGGTTTTTGACTATGTTATTAGCCGTCTTCCTTAGATCAGTTCTACCCTTCCTTACCTTATAACCAGAATCTGCCGCCCGTTTTCTCGCCGCCTGGGCTTTTCCGCGCGCCTTCTTCTTGTTATTAGACCTCTTCCTAAAGCTCTTATTGGCTGGTTCCACATTTAAGTAGTTAACCGCAGCCCCTAATCCACTCATGGAGGTCTCGTTACCTTTCTCGTCAACAATGGTGACGTCACCGTCATTCCACTGGATGTAGTTTGTAACATTGTTGACCTTATCGTAGACCTTGGCTTCCACTATGTGGTCACCATTTTCGGCCCTTGCGAAACGATAATTTCCTTCACCGACAAAATTATGGAAATACCCCATAACATCCTCCGCTTGAAAATCAACAGTCTCCCCTTCCATGCCTTCGGGCTTCGGCAAACTAGTTGCCTCGCTGAGTAGCTGGTCAGAAAAACTGAGCGCGGTATTGAACCGCTGAGATCCTTCAATGTGCACTCCTACACAAGAATTACCGAACAACACAGGACCTCCTGAGCATCCGGGCGCGGTAGAGCTAGAATAATAAAATCCACTTTTCCACGTCCCATTGATAGTCCCAGGCGAGGTAGCCTGCAATCGTTCTTTAAACACGCTGGTCTTTCCATTCTCTGCGCAAAATACTTGGACACTAAGTCCTTTCTTATAGCCAGCGATCTTTCCAGTCTTAGTATTTTTATCCACACGAACAATGGCCAAATCAAGGCCTTCATAAATTTTGTAAATACTAAGAGGAACAGACACAACCTGTCCATTGACAATGCTGAATATGCGGGCTTCCGAGTGAACTAAGTCATCCAACTGATGACGAGACACAAAAGCATACCCGCGGGTAAAACACCACCCCAATCCATTCGTTTTGTCCGCCTCATAGCCGGTAGCTACGGTGCAGGCACTTACTCGATTAAAATTAGTTGGCTTGCTAGTTTGGAGAAAACTTTCCTTGACAGGTCTAACATAACGCCAGACTCCAAAAGCAACAATACCAAAGACTGAAACAAATAATGTGGGCCTCATGAAGAAATTGAGCATAAATGAATATGTCAACACCATAATTTGAAGCACACAGTTTCTAAAAGTCGTATAATGGTCGAACTCCTGCTTACCCCAAAAAGGTATGTTCCGAATTAACAAAACAACAAATCGGGCACAGAGCACTGTAACGAGAAAAAGCGCCATGACATAGTCATAGGCCAACATAATCACCAAGACCACTTCCTCCGACAGGGGCTCGTATGGAAGTAGAACTTCCCGGATCACCTGTACTAAGAGTACTGGGTACTTAATGAAATAAGCATTCCTCATACCACTATCGACATCAGCCGTAGAGTATTTATAATAAAAATCGTCGATGCTAGAATAAATATTACAAAACGCAAACTTGGGGTCCGCGTAATGTTGCATCCAAAAGCAACGATGGAACCACTCGCATTCACGCGGTGGTATAGGCAACTCGGGGTTGCAGCCAACTGTTAAGCACATGACAATATCAGCATCAGTGAAGTTGTCCAAACTCATTTGGTAGGCAAACATATCCGAGTCAGGATCGCACGGTGGTGCGCCAGGGCAGTATTCAGCATACCCCCCTGTAGCAAAGAGACTCAAAAACAGCAATAACGCCATAGCAAAGTTTAAGCCAGTCGCGTTGGCAACGGCACTAACGTATCTCGCCCTACTAGTCGGTTTGACCGGCATGGACAAG